CGTCTAAGTCGAAGTTTACATAAACATAGCTAGCAGTATCGTTTTGAAAACCTACTGCGTTTCTTCACGTAAGCGGCGTTGTTGGAAGCTTAACCCATGTCCCATCTGTTAAAGTGAGTGTTGTTATTCTACCGCCCGAACTAAGACCTTTTGCCCTTACGCTACCACCACTAATAACAGAATTAACGGCAACACTACCATTATCATCATCAATGAATTTGTCTTTTTCAAGGTCTCTAACCGCTCTACCGGATACCGCCATTATTGCGTCCTTGTGTCTGAGTAATACCAAGCAAAAACTTTTTTACCTTTAGGGTAAATATTAATTACTTTAAAAGTATAACCACTTTTAGCAGATAGGGCTAATAGCTTTTTCATTAACTCCGCCTCGTCTTTTGCCTCAATATATCTATAGGGTATTTGCATCAAATTTCCTAAAAAAAGGGGGTGTTAACCCCCTAGTTATTAAACGTAACGTCTACATTTAAATATAAAGTGTGCTTTTCCTTGAGTTAATGCTTCAGTTCCAATTGTAATAGAAGGAACTGCTAGAGCATCAGTAGTTAAACTGTAGCTTATTGCGTGGTCATTCGTATCATCCCACAACAAAGCCCCTGCAACTTCCCCCGCTCTAACAATATAACCGGCTGTTTCCGCTCCGGTCATAAAATCTGCTAAATAACCGTCTGCGTCTCCGCCTGTAGGCCCTAGGGTAACAGTTGCAGTATTAACAGCATCGTCAAAAGCAGTTTCTACATAAACTTGAACATCTTCAACAATTAGCCCTGATAGCATACCGTTTCCAACCGCAGTTAAAGCGATTGCGCCCACAGCACCACCATCGACAGAAAAGTCATAAGTATATTTAAATTCTAGTTCTTCAAATTTTTGAAATCCCATTTCTTTTCCTTTAGTTAAAAAGGGGCCGAAGCCCCTCTATTTACCTATTATGGTGTTTCTTCTATCTTAACAACTCTTTTACCAGAGTCAAGAACCTCAAAACCACCAACGTAGTCTAAAGAGTATCTCCAAGCTAAGTTAGCTAGGTCATATTCTCTCTGTACTCTTACGTCTTGTTGCATAGCAAAACCTACCGCAGAAGGGTGCCAAGCATAAGAATCAGTTCCTGAAAATACGTTAGAAACAATTACTCTCATTCCGTAAACTTTACCAATTTCACCATTAAGGATTGGTTCATTAGAACCGTACTTAGATGCATCAATAAAATCAGCGATAGCAAGCATGTTCTTTTCTTGTGCTGAACCAAGTCCAAGGAAACACTGTCTTGGGTCAATGTTCTGGTCAATAAGAAGTTTTCTCATTGCTAGAACATCAACAAGCTCAATGTCTTCATTTGTAGCATCGTTATATTGAATAACGTGGTCTGGTGCTGATGTTGATGCGTTATCAAACTCAGCTTTAATTTTAGCATCGATGTCATAAGCAAGGTCTTTTCCTGCCTTCATGATAGCATCTTGTGCTACTTCTACCATCGATTGAGTACTTGCTAAATCCTCTAATAGGAATTGAACAACTCTATGCTGATTTAAGCTGATAGTATCAGCTGCGTAAGTAATAATTTGAGAATCAACCGCAGTATTTTCTGATTTATCACCTACTGTAAATCCACCTGAACGTGGTAGTTTAATCGATGCAGCACCTTTAACAGCAAGTCTTGAGTAGTCACTTACTGTAGGTAGAAGTTTCGATTCTTGTTGTAAATACATTTGTGCTACTTTAGCAACATTCGCTAAAGCATTGGCACTAGTTTCCGTTACGCCCATTAATGCGTCTGCCATTTTTTTCTCCTAGTTAATTTCTGTTTTGTATGGCCATAAGATTCTCCCTCATATAAACCATACGTTCTTGTTCCGACATTTCCTTAAGAGATTTTTTTGCAGCTTGTTTTGGTGCATCACTAGGAAGTCCACTAGACTTCTTAATATCAACCAAATGCGAGTGCTTTTCCATAAAAGAACTAACGACTTTTTCAACCGATGATTGTTCAACTTGCCTTGTTTCGGGGTCAATAGCAATGTTTTCCAAATCAACAAAAGAAATGTACTCGTTGTTCTTTAGTTTACCGTCGAGTTTGTTGAAAAATGCATTTAACTTGTAAGTATCAGTGATGTCTTTTTTAAGCTCACTTGCCTTACTACGCCATTTTTCAGCCTCTTCAGCTTTTAGGTTAGCAATCTTTTGAAATTCACCATCCTCATGTAGCTTTTTTTCTTCCATTTCCTTAAAACGCGCCTCATACTCGCGTAATTTTTCCTTGGCAGCTTTTTCTTGAGCTAATGTTTTCTGGTAAGTCTCATAAGCAACAACATTCTCTTTTTCCTGCGCCGAACCCACAAGGTTTTCTTCAGGCATCCCACTAGGATTTTCTTGATCTGTCATAGATAAATTCCTCATTGTTAACGTTTACGTTTCTTAATTTCCTTTATTAAATCTTTTTTTAACTCGTTACGCAAGCCCTTAAACTCTTTATCAGTCAACTCGAAAAAGTGTCGACCTTGTTCGGCTTGCCCTTTTATAATATCACTATTTAAAGCACCATCAGTTCTATTTTCTAAAACCTCTACAACCGCTTTACCCCTTACTTCCTTTCCTATGAGTGAATCAAGAAGTTTTCCAGTAAAAGTTAAGTTAGACCTTGATGGTGAAGTAACCGTTCTATTTAACTCTTTTGAGCGTCTTCTAAAATCAATATAAGACCCTACTCTTCTTTTTGTTTTTCTACCTGTTTTAGATATTTTTGTAAATTTAGCAGTTGATACAAAATCAAGTAAACGCACCCTTGGGTTTCCACGTTCGCCATCTTTAACACCCCAACCAAGTCTTGTTCTTAACCTAATTCTAGTTGCCGCACGTCTTGCAGTTTCAAGCATTGAATAATTTCTAACCGTATTTTGAACGTTTGATAAAACCTTTTCAAATACCTTATTCTTCACTTAGTGCCTCATCTACTGCTTTTAATGCTGTTAAATATTCTGCTAGATTCTTTTTCCTTTTCTTCTCATTTTCGATTGGAAACTTTTTTAATATTTTGTCAATTTCTTCACCATCAAGTGCTAAGAAGTTACGTGCTTTTTTAGAATTACCCCTTGATTTACCGTAAGTCCCTCTAATATTTCCCTCAGCTTTAGCCTCGTCTTGGTCACCATCAGGTATACCTATTGTAATGGAACTACGTTTTGATTTCAAAAGACTAATTGAGTCAAGCATGTCACCTGATAGTGTTAGGTTAACCTTGCTAGACTTTCCTGCAATTTTAAAATCTAAACTCTCTTTATACTCTTTTGTGTATTTATCTGCGGGGGGCGCCCACTTGTTGCCGCCTTCACCTTCACCCCGCTTAGTCCGTTTTTGAATATACTCAATGATATTAAAAGCTATTGCCTCTTTTTCCTCATCGGTATATTTATCGGTCTTCAGGTTTATGTATTTCTTCGTATACTTGCCCAATATAAACCTACTCTTGAGTTATTTTAAAGCCCTTTCCCGCACTTGATAGAACTGACTCCGCCTCTTCTTTGCTTAGATTAAACGCCTTCATTATAATTTCAAGTCCCGATTCTCTCGGTAGCTCACCCTTAGCTACTTGCTGAACAACAGTTACTAGTGAAGTTACTTGGGCACCATTTAGAATGACACTCTCAACATTTGCCGCTCCCTCACCTAAGGGGTTTACTTCATTTGTCTCGCTTGGCATTTCTATCTCAGGTATATCAAAAGAATTTTCTTGTTCAATCTCTTCTAAAAGCTCACTTACTTCATCATCAGACATTTCAGGATTGAGTTTCTTTATCATTCTTCTTTTAGAAGTTAAGCCCGCATCAAGTTCCGCCGATGCCTCTTCAATGATTTCTAATTTAGTCTGCATTGGTTTTTGGTCTGGAAACTTTACATTTACTTCTAACCTAGATGGTTCAGAAAATAATGCTCTATTCTCAAGTCTTCCCGCCTTAGCTGCCTCATTGTGAATTGTTGCCAATACTTGCCAAAAGACTTTTTCCGCCATTTGAAATGTAGAGATTTGAGATTTTCTGTTAACTGTAGCGTCTGCCTCGTCAATCATTTTTGATACACCACTTGCAACATTTGATTGATTAAGTGAACCGATTGAACCCGCCTTAATATCTTTAGTCTCTAACCAAACCCCCATTTGTTCTTTGATTAAAGTAATAACCTCATCAATAGAAACGTCTGGTCTAATAGTCCCAACTTGAGGCGCTTTACCATCCTCTTCAGATTGGAAGTTCCAAAATGCATCAGGTGAGATTTTAAGGTTTTCGCTATCAATATCAATTCCATAAAAGATTGAGTGCGCCATATATTTAGCAGCAAAATTTAAATCAGTTAATAGAACTGGAAGTAGTACCGTCATTTTGTAGTCGTCTTTATCAGGCATTGGAACAAGTAGGTATTTAGACTTGTTAACAAAGACAAAAGGAATAACACCAAAATCATTTATCCCCTCAGTTTCCCCAAGGTCTTCCATGATAACGTTACCGTTTGAGTCGATAGGCATAAATTCATTTGCAGTATAGACCCAATATTTATTTGTTGTTTCCCCCTCAGTATTGATTGTTTGGCCCATAAACTTAATCATTGCTGTAACTTTTAATGGGTCAACGCTATCGTCTGAATAAGGAAGAAACATATTTGCAGGAATAGTTCTTGTTTTTATATGGCCATCAGATTCATAAATTTCTACAACCGAATTTTTATAAGAGTTATAACCCTTATTAAATTCAATAAAATGTGAATTGATACCCGCGTTTTTCTCATAGTAGTTAATTAATTCTTGGTCACTTTCAAGCTCTGTTGTTCTTTCAACATCCCCTACATAAAGAGTTGAAACTTTATTAATAACCTTCCTAAAGATGTTAACAGGACTTAACCTTTCCGCTGCCGATGCATATGAGTTAATTGATAATTGACTCTGTAAAGATGCTAAAACATGTTCAGCTAAATTACCCTCAAGTATTTCAAAGATAGAAGTATTAAAGTTAGTATTTTCCTCGTGGCGCTTAATATGCTCAATAATTTCCTTCCGTTGATTGTAAATACTCATGCTATTTCCTTATAGTTGTTGCTGTTTAAAACTTTTCTTTTGTTTCTTCAATGGTGCAATTTTCCATGTCACATAACCAAGTGCTACCGAAACGTGCGCCGATTGCCCCTCTTTATCCCTACTTGAAATTGTTTCAAGTTCCTTAATAAGAGTTTTGCAACTTGGGTCAATTATAACACTATTTTTCTTCATGTGAATATTTAACGTGTTTTGTCTATCCCTAATGAACGGGTTATTAGTAGAAACAACCTCTAAACCATACCTTCTGAGTATTTCTATATCTGAACGACCGCTTGAAGAGGACTTAATTGCCTTTCCTGTTGAATCAGGAACAACTAAAGGTTTATATTTAGGTAGTAAGTCCTCACATATTTTAGACGCCGCGCTATCAGTGTTAGCACCGTGATAAGTCAAAATATTTTCTTGAGTAACGTAAAAGGTGCCGTCGCGATATTGAACATAGCACCCTTCCATGTTGTTAACGTTAAAGTCTTGCCCAACATAAACGGGATAGCGCTCATCAAGCTTGCAAGGTTGAACGTGAACGTCTCTATTAAATGCCCAATAGATTGCACCTTCTCCAAGGTTAGTAAATTGTCCGAATAGTTCCTGTTTTGCTAAAGGGTTTTCCGCGCCCCCATAGTCTTCAAGTAATGATTCGTAATATCCTTCAGGTAGAAAAATATTATCTTTAGTAACACCACGATAAAGAGCTTTAGCATTTGTTATGTTATCGCCGTCCATATTTTCAAACTCATCATATAGCCAGTTGTAGCCGTTTGGTGAAGTTGTATGTCTTTCATATAAAGGGCCATTACTATCTCTTAAACGTCCCCTACAAACCTGAACCGCCTCAAGTGTTGTAAACCCACTCTCATCAGACCACCACCAACCAACTTCAATACCCCTAATTGAATCAGGCCTATCAAGTGAATATAAATAAATAGTAGCGTCCAATATCTCTATTCTTTTATTAGCCCCGCCTAATACTGCTTTATAAGGAACGTTTAATAAGTCTAACGTTGTTGTAAGGGAAGCAACAGTTGCATTTATTAATTGATTGTAAGTGTTAGCAGTTATTAAACCTTTTGATTTTGGATACTCTGAAACCATCTTTAAAACAAAGAAGGCGCCACAAGTTGACTTACCCGTTCCAATCCCGCCAAGTAATAATGCTTTTTTAGATTCAGAATTTAAAAAATCCCATTGATAATGAATTAACTGAACATCAGACATTAATTATTTTTCCGCTTTAGAAAAATTTATTTTTATCCCTTCACTTTTAATTTCATTTTCGATTGTATCTTTCCAACCGCATTTATTTTTAACAGTGAAAATATAAGTTGAATTTGGGAAGTTTTTAATTTTGCCGGCCATTGCTTGGATGCCTAACTCTTCAAAGAAAAGTAGCATTAATTCTTTCCCCGTCTTTTTAGCGTATAAAAACTCAGGGTGCATTTTTTCCCATTTGTAAAGGCAATCTCTGGTAACTCTTAGTTTAGCTGCAAAAGATTCGTAAGATAAACCACGTTCCATATGATCTATTAGCATTTCGCAATATTCTTCTTTGTATTTTGAAGGCCGTCCCATTTGTGCCAAGCTGCTATCCTTTGCTAAAGCGTGGTATTATAATTTGAGTTTAACTTTTATACAAGCCCAATGCAAATATAAATTTTTAAAGTGATTAAACATTAGACACCTAAACCGTCTATTCTTTTTACACCTCAGACGCTCGAAAATCGATTTTAAGCTACCCCAACATACTCTTTAATGGTTTCATATGCATCGTCACATCCGTAACAAACTTCGCATTTGTAACCCTTTTCAACAAGTTGCAGCATTTTAGTTGATTGTTCTTGACTCACTACACCATTTTTCAAGCGTTTAAGTTCGATAAAAAGTCCATGATATTTCCCTCTAGGTTGAGCAATAAAAATATCAGGGGTTCCCTTTTCAACACCCTCAAGTTTTAGTTTTGCAGCTTCACCTTTTTGGCGCTTGCCGCCATTTGGGATGGCAAAAAATATAATATCAGGATGCAACCATCTAAGCTTTAGCACTAAGCGTTGTTGTTCTTGAGATTCAGTTGGGGTTTTCTTTTTTTGCATTTGGAAATACTAATTTCCACGCCTAAGCATTGGAAAGTCACAGGGGGTTAAAATCGGTTTTTTGGGGTTTTGTAAATAACTGAAATCTTGTCGTTGCTTCGCGGGTTAAAATGGGGGTAGCGGCGCGACGCTAGGAGCGTAGCTTGCCCCCCATTTTACCCTGTTTTCACGAAATGTAAAGAGGGGCGCCAAAAAAAAATTTAAAAATCTCATTTTTACAGTTATTTGGGATTTTAACGCGACATAAAAAAAAGACCCTCTAAGGTGTGTAGAGGGTCTAAAAAAATATTTTACATTTTAATTTTTTAATGGGAAATTGCATCCCTATATCGCAAAATCAAATTACTTTTTTATGTCTAAACTGTAAAGTTGGTTTTTATTTCAAGGGGGAAATTACATGCTAAAATTTAGCCCGTTAGGGTTGTCTTATTGGTCACATACTTTTTCAACAGCATCCTCAGACCGCCATGATTTAGTCATTAAATCTTTTGAGGAATTTGAGAATATTTTTAAAAATCCTGAACCAATTAAAGATAAAGCAATGCAAAAGATAATGACCCGTCAATGGCAAGAATCGAGAAAAGCGGGTAATGAAGTTGTAAAAGGTGGTTTTTTTATATCATTAGACTATGATAAATCAGAAGAAACGGCCGTAAGTGTTCACGAAAAACTAAAACAACTAAAACTATGTCACATTTTATTTACAACATACGGCAACAAAACACACCTTAACGGCAATAAAGGACTTCCTAGATTTAAAGTTTTTCTTCCCTTTAAAGCTGCAAATCAAAAAGAATTAGATTCCTTAACATCTGCTTTAGGCTACATCTTAAATAAAAGAGACATGACTAGAAACGATGATTTTTCAAATAACATTTATTTCGGCGGGGTTTATCCCGATAATATTGATGATTTTGAGTTTTATTCCTATCAAGAGGGGATGCAAAACAAAGAGGCAAGGAATTACCTTAGCAGTATTGACATCCCAAATTCCTTTTTAAACGCTAAAACAACCGAACCTAATGAAATGGATGAGTTTGAGAGATACACACGTTCAGAAGGGCAAGAATATTCTATAGAACGCGTAAAAAAAGCATTAGATAGGATAACAGGGGAACCCGTAGGTGATCTTTCAAGTTATGAAATATGGTTAAAAACAGTTCAGTCTTGTGCATCAACAGGGGATGAGGAAGTTAAAGAACTTGTTCTTGATTGGGCGCACAAAACATTTGCTAATAACGGGGACTATGAGTTTAATAGATACGAAAAAGAAAATCTAAATTTATGGGACAACTATAAACAGAGATACGACGGTTCCATGACTCTAGGAACGCTTTTTTATATTTCTAGTCTTTACAACAACAACGAACAACAAGAACCGACGCATTTTAAAGATTCTAGTTGGCAAGACTATGTTTCGATGTTGGAACAACCAAATAAGGAAATCCCTTTTTTAGTTAATGAACTGATAGTTGAGAACACTGTTGGAGTTTTAGCGGGTATGGGCGGAGTAGGGAAGTCTACGGTTTCTTTTGAATTAGCTGCAGCAATTTCTAGTGGTAGTACTTTTTTAGGTAAAGACGAGTTTACAACTAAAAAAGGAACGGTTGTAATTTTAAACAAAGAGGATTCGGAACAAAAAGTTAGGCGTCAAGTCCACTTAGATTTTAGTAGGCAACAATTAAGTTTTGTTAAACATAAACAACAGTTTTTAACTGATGAGGATTTTAACGATAACCTCAATGTAAGTGATGCAGAAAAAACATCAATTAAAAAGAGGTATGAAAATATAATTAGACCATCATGGGTTGAAACCGCAACGGCAACACTTACAAATGAAAACGGGGCGGATGATAAAAAAGTTAATGACTTGATAGATAGTTTTAAACAACTTCAAAGAGGGTTAGAAGAAAATGGGCGCCCCCCAATTAAGCTTGTAATTTTTGACCCGTTAAACTTGTGGCATGGTGGCGACCAAAATTTACAAAAAGACATGTCGGCGGTTTTTTCAGTATTTCAGAAAATCCAAAAGGAATTAGAAACCACTGTTTTATTGATTCACCATATGAATAAAAGTAGTGGGTTTTCAGGTAGTCATGTTATTAGGGATTTTAGCAGGTTTATGTTTTATTTTAGACCGGCAAAAATTCACCCAAGCATTGATAGTGAAAAATATTTAGAATTTTA